ATATGAAGTGGTCATTCTTTGAATTGATGGCATCAATCCATCTTTTTCACTCGTAGCAACACCAATCAGTTCTTCCAGCTCTCAATTTTTAAGAAAATCATGTCAAAGAAACGGTTTGCCAATTACTCCAAGTATTAGATAGCCCCAATAACATATCCTTTGGGGTTTTCTGCCAGTCGTGCGCCTTTCTTTTGTTTTCTCAGAATACCAATGGCCCTATATTACAAATATGTTGTATGTTGGTCTGTATATAGTTTATTCTGTGCATTTTTTATGCATAAGATTTTTCTTTAAAATATTTGTTATAACTTTGCTATCACAAATAACTGAATGTGTTTTTATTTTTTGATTCATTAAGCTTGGATGTTGTAAGGCATCTTGCTAGCAAAGCAGTTTGTATTGAAAAAGGCAGGATTGGTGAATCCCGCCTTTTTTATGTTCTTTATTCAAAGAGACGCAAAATATATTATTTCAGTATTTCACCTTTTTCATTGAAGAACACCGTACTTTCAGTTCCTTCCTTGTCTGTCAGAACAACCTGATAGGTCTTACTGCCATCCTCTGCCGCTTCTACCGCTGCTTCCTTAACGGTTGATTCCGCAAAATTTTTGGCGATTGCTTCCGTTACCGCTGCCGGAAGGTCTTTCACTTCAATAGGGGTGAAGTCATTTACTGCCATGACTGTTTCAACACCTGAGGTCAAATTTTCGGCAAATGCCACTGTTGTTCCTAATCCCATTACCAATGCTACTGCAACAAAAAATTTTTTCATAATCTTATATTTTTAATGGTTATTGTTTTACGATAATGATAGGACAATTTTTATGCCAAAAGAATAATTAATCTGATTATCAGTTGGTTAATATTCTGCTAATTATATGTGAAATGGAAAAAATCCTCATATAGTGTGGGATGATGTGGAAATGTTCCACATTGATACCTTTCTTCCATTAATCTTTTCGCACCTTTGCGGAAAAATGGATAAAATCAGATACCGTCTTGTATATAACCGCCAGAACACGCTAAACAGGCAGGGCACGGCTCTTGTACAGGTTGAAGCTTATTTAAACCAAAGAAAAATCTATCTGAAGACAAACGTGTACCTCAAACCGGAGTGCTGGAGCCGTGAGGGGGCACAAGTCATTAACCACCCCCAATCTAACGAACTCAACGCAATGCTCTATGAATACATCCTGTATCTGCAAGGCATAGAGTTGGGGTATTGGAAGCGCGGAATACCTGCCACACTCTCACTACTGAAGGATGCTGTCAAGAAGAAAAGTGCCGTGAATATCAGCTTCTCCACTTTCGCCAAATCAGCCATTGACAATTCGGACAAGAAGCAGTCCACCAAGGACAACCTGCACTCGACACTGGCGGTCCTGCATGATTTCCGTTCCGGATTGGACTTCAAGGATCTTACCTATACATTCCTTCGTGATTTTGAGCAATACTTGAGAGAAAAGGGCAATGCGGTCAATACGATAGCCAAGCACATGAGACAGCTCCGTACCTTGGTCAATGAGGCAATCAACCAGGGATATATGCACGCCGACGCTTATCCGTTCAGAAAGTACAAAATCAAACAGGAGAAAGGCAGACATGAGTTTCTTACCCCGGACGAGCTGAAGAAGCTGGAAACGGTCGAGGTGGAAGAGGAATCCATGCGCCATGTGCTCGATGCCTTCCTGTTCTGCTGTTATACCGGATTGCGCTATTCTGACTTCTGCCAGCTATCTCCGGCCAACTTTATCAAGGTAAACGGTAAGCGTTGGTTACACTTCACGTCCGTTAAGACAGGGGTGGAAATCCGTCTGCCGTTGCATCTGCTGTTTGAAAGCAGGGCATTGGGCATTCTTGACCGTTATCCGGATATAGGTAGTCTTGCATCCCTACCCTGTAACTCGGAAGTGAATAAGCAGCTTCGAAAGCTGGCCGGATTGTGTGGTATCAAAAAACGGATAACCTACCATGTGAGCCGTCATACCTGTGCCACCCTGCTGGTTCATCAGGGAGTTGCGATTACAACAGTCCAGAAGCTGCTCGGACATACTTCCGTCAAGACCACACAGATTTATTCGGAGGTACTTTCCAGCACCATTGTGCGTGACTTGAAAAATGTTCAAAGGAAAAGGAAAAAAGTAAAGATGTTTCCCGATAAAGGCTTAAGAACATCTGATTTTATAGACAACCGGTAGATTTCATGAATCCTATTTGTTTTCTATTAATATTGTGACTCTTTAAATTCTTCGGATAATCGAAATATTGCTCCTGATTATTTTTTTCAATATGAATTGAATATGGAATAGTTTTCACTATCTTTGCTGTGTAACCAGGAGCTTGATGGCAATAAATATTGTCATCGGGCTCTTTTTTTATTGTCATATCGTGGCAATGGATTTAAGTAATTCTGCAACAATGACGCAAGTAAATAGACATATCTTTGGAACAATATATTTTATAATCAAGACAAAGTAATGAAAGACGTAATTTACAATTTTATCAACGAGCACATGATGATACACATTGTACTGATAGCCTTGTGTATCGCAGCCACTATCGGCGCAATGTTCGTGGATCTGGTCTCAGGAATAATGAAGGCCAAACAACGCGGGGAGGCAAGAACATCCACGGGGTATAAGAAAACAGCCATCAAGGCGAAGAAGTATTTCACTCCATTTATAGAGTTGTGCTTCATTGATCTGTTATGCTGTGTGGTTATCCCCTTTCCTGTTTTTTCAATGATTTGGACGGGTTACTGCATTTTCTGTGAGTTTAAATCAGTTCGTGAAAAATCATGGGAGAAAGCGGAGTTGCGCAAAGCAGAAAAGACAATGAGTGTGATCATCGAGAACAAGGATGATATTGCCAGGATGGTGGCTCAGATACTGTTTGATGAGGGACAGGGGGCAATCAGTAGGAATAATGAAAAACCGGCCTCGCCAGACCGGTAAACTCAGTTCTATTACATGAAAAAAACATGCTATGTTTTTGTGCAAATATAGCTATATTCTTTTTATGAAAAAACAAAAAGGAGGATAAGAAATGAAGTTTTTTACGATTGCGGAACTCTGCAAGTCAACGACTGCTGACCGCTTGGGTATCAACAACAGATGCAGACAGGAGCATGTGACTGCTCTGACTGCCTTGGTAGATAATGTGCTTGATCCGTTACGCACATGGTGGGGAAAGCCAATAACAGTAAACAGTGGCTATCGCTGTCCGGAACTTAATGCGGCCGTTAGGGGAAGTAAGACCTCGCAGCACATGAAGGGGGAAGCTGCTGATATTGACACTGGAGACAGACAGCAAAACAAGCTGTTATTTGAATATATCCGCAAGAACCTGCCCTATGATCAATTGATTGACGAGTCTAACTTCGCTTGGGTGCACGTCAGTTATCGGGCTGACGGGGATAACAGGATGCAAGTTCTTAAGTTGTAGACTATGTTGGTTAGAGTTATGAACTGGGTAAGCCGGCATATATTGCTGGCTCCTTTCATGTGTTTGTTCCTGTTGTTCGGATCATGTGGCAGCTCGCATAAGGCTGTCAAGTCCGATGTAGAAGTAATCAGCAAAGATAGCGCCAGTGAATCGGTCAATATCGTACATGGGTCTGCTACTTCTTTAAGAGAGCTGATAACCACTAATGGCAGCTATGTAATTGATTTCCGTATCTATGATACTCGAAAACCGCCCGACAGTCTGACTGGGAAACCTCCGTTATTGGCTGACGGACATGTAGAAGGTGATTTCAGCAAGAATAAAAGGAAGGAAACTGCAACCAAAGATAGTACGGAGGTGAAAGTTGACAAGGAAGCCACTTCCACCAAACATGAAGAAACCAAGACTGAAGGGGTAAAGGATAAAAAAGAATCCACTTTGCTTAAACAAATTGGTTTTGCCTGTGTTTGTGTAACCGTTTTGATTGTCGTTATGCTGATAGTAAAGCATTGGCGCAACAGACAATCTTCATCATAAGACTTTAAATTTATAAATTGAACTGCCCCAGCTCGTGATGAGTCGGGGCTATTTTTTGTTATCTTTGCCGGAACTAACATTAACTTATGTATTATGGCTGAAAAAAAAGAATCTTATTCCGAAGAGGAATTGAATGAAATGATCGTATGGTTTAACAACCATGCTGATGAACTTCCTAAAGAAATGCAGATAGACAAATCCGCTTTCACACCGGATTTGAAGCTTACTGTTGAATCCTGTATCATGCAAGCTAAGCAATGTTTGGGCAACTATAAGATGGCCGGAGCTTTTAGACTACTTCAACAAATCAGAGCGAAGATTGAGGATAATAAATAAAATCTCATATTTTACTTTTTTATAATGTCAAGCGGGCCCGTGACGGGTAACCGCTTGATATCTGCTTACTAAAAATCTCCTTGATAATTTTTAATAAGATCATTGGCTTCCTGTATATCATGAGGCGTGTAAATATCTGTCATCAATATACTGCTGTGGCGAGCTTGGTCACGTACGCTTAACACATCATAATGTCGTAACATATTCGTTATACCTGTATCTTTTAAGGAATAAAACTTATATTGGGCGGAAAGCTTTAAATCTTTTCTGAGATGATGTGCCCACCAGTCCCGGAACATTTTTTCAGATCTTTTTGTCTTACCGGGACGAAAACCGTCAGAAAATAAATAATATTCACCGGGATTGTTGAAAATGTGCAGGTCCAACATGAGATGTATGACTTTTGATGGTAATGTAATAGTGCCATCTTTGCGATTTTTTGATATATTGTCTGATACGAATATCGTTTGCTTTTTCAAACTTATATCGTTTAATCTCAATCCTACCATTTCCGCCGGTCGGATAAAACAATAGTATAGAATATAGCTTGCCAGCAACATATAGGGGCTATGGCTCTTTAAGTAGTCGCTCACTTTTGCAAGTGTTTCCGGCGGTAGGATGTTGCGTAGCTTTTTTTTCCCTTTTCTTCCCAGACTACTGATCCCAGCTGTCGGATTCTGTGTTAAATAGTTATGGTTCAGACAGAAGGTGGAAAAAGACTTCAAAAAACCGAGATAGTTATCGCGCGTAAATGCAGTGTTATCCCTAGTTATATACACTTCGTCAAGCAGCATGACACAAAAATCCTTATCAAATTGGTAAATGTAGGTGATAGGGACCTTTTTCTCTTCATTGAAAATTTCCATATTACGAAGGTAGGAGCTATAAGATTTGATCGTTTCTTGTCGGTATCTCCCATCTCTTTGCATTTTGGCGAGAAAAGTGCGGTATTTGTCTATTACATCTTTGAACAGTAGAAAGGCGTTGCCGCATTCTTGCTCAATCCAAGGATTCCATCCTGTTGCGAGCTTTTCTGATAGCCTGTTGATGCATCCTTTGGCGTATGCCCTTCTTTCCTTAACGGATTTGATGAAGTTCAGTTTGATCTTTTTCCGTTTCATCACTCCGTCAACAGGATTGAATGCGTAAAAGTCAATGTACCAGTCTTTACCCGTATGTAATACAGGTGGTGTGTAACTCTTGATTTCTTGGATTTTGGACATTTTTTTTTATTTGTTTTTGCTAACAGCAGAAACAAATGGTTAATAATTCCCGTCCCGATTTCGTCCCGGCGGATTTGCTAAAAATGAGATAAGCCACTGAAGTTCAGTGGCTTATCCTTTACAGTGTCGGAATGAGGCGACTCGAACGCCCGACCCCTACGTCCCGAACGTAGTGCGCTACCAACTGCGCTACATTCCGTTTCTGTTTTGCGAGTGCAAAGGTAAAGCATTTTTTTGAAATCAAAAAGAATTTCATAGAAAATTTGCAAAAAATTTGTAGAATCAAAAAATATGCCTACCTTTGCAACCGAAAACAAGAAACAATAGTTTCTGAGAGGTCTTCTATTACAAAGTGAAAAGCTCTACCGATAACCATTTTGGTGCCATAGCTCAGTTGGTAGAGCAAAGGACTGAAAATCCTTGTGTCCCCGGTTCGATTCCTGGTGGCACCACTAAACAAAGTGCATAGAGCTTTTCACAAAACGTTGTAACTGAATAAGTTACAGCGTTTTTTATTTTTTGGGGGTAAAACATAGGTAAAACTTTTAATAAAAACATATTTAATTGTCTGATTTTCAATTAGTTATATTGCAAAGATAAGTTTTTTTTCGTATTTTAGCACCATTATTTTAAAATAATATGGTATGAAAGTTGATATCAAGATGAAATACA